AGGGCACCCCTTAGGACACTCTATTGTACCTGCGATGCTTGCCATCCCCACACACCAATACGCTCCCCAGATAAATTAATAGACCTCAATAGAGCTTAACAGATAGCTCAATATCTCCCTACAAAGCTCCCTAACAAGCGTTCTCCTTAGCCTATACCAGCCTACAGGGTAGCTCGATAAGGCTTGTCAGAGGCTCAGGGGGATGCTGATGGGCAGCTAGTGAGTAGGCTGTCTGGGATGCTATCGAGTAGCTAGTGAGTAGCTATGAGGTATGTCCGATGAGGATTTGGAGGCCACCCCTCTTAGGAGGCGCTGGTGGGGGACTTAACCTAGGAGTACATTTTGAGCCTTTTGAGACCACCCCCTTCCTCCCTAGAAGCTCAATAGTGCTAATTTTTTGGCGGTATTTTGAGACTTTTCCAAGCATTCTGCATAGTCTCCCTCTAAAGCACCTCAATAGCATCCTCACTATGGAAAGGGATAGCATACTAATGGGTATAGCTGAGAGTTTGCTTATAAGGATACTGTCTAACTTAGTTGTCTAGTGTAGCTATGGAGCAGTATGATAAGGGATACTTGAGTATAGTCTTGCTAGTGTCTGTAGAGGATCTGTCATGCGACAGAGTGCCCTACGGGCTTAGCACGGTGTATAAGGGATTCCTTTAAGATGGGAGGATGAATCACATCATCTCCTCCCTCTTCTAGTGGTGCTAAAAAGGGGACTTTGAATGTCCCCAAAATGTCCCCTAAAAAAGGTCTCTTTTCCCTAGTAAACATAATAATAGGAAAAACTACTTCAGCCACCTTGAGACTGTCTTCCTGCTCACTCCTAGTTTCTCTGCTATGTCCTTTACTTTCCAGCCTTTCTCCTTCAGTAACCCTGCCTGTTCACTAGGTGGTAGGTCTGTGTTAATTGCCTTGTAGAGATGATCTACTCTCACTTCGTTCACATCAAGATCCATACGCAGCTTAGTGGCATTCTCTTTGAGAGCCTCTATTTCCTCGTGGATACCTTTGTAGAAGGACAACCTTTTCACAAGCTGAGTAACAGAGCGAGAGTTTGTTAGTGTGGCCTTGTCGAGGTGTCCTGAAGACTGGATAGCTTTCTGAACAGGATGTTCTTTATGCATCTCATACACCTCCTTTGAGTGGTTGAACCTCTTGTGCTTAACTTCTTGTATCCACTCAGCATCCTTACCGAGACACTTTGCAGCTACCTCCATAGCCTCATTGTAAGATAGGTCATCCTCTAGTACGTGGTGGTATGCCCACTGACCAAACACTAAGGAGGGATAGTTGTACTCCTTACCATCTGCTTTATCTTTCGTGGTGAGGTTTGCAAAGATAGCCTTTTGACGATGCTCCAAGTACCCCATGCAGTATTTCCTATCTAGTGTGCCTTCCTGAATCATCTGATCCATCTTGGAAGGCGGGATGTCGTCAAGTTCCCTATAGCTTGGTTTCTTTTCCATTTTTAGTCCTCTGAGAGTGGGTTTGTTCCTACTGCACGGTTGATAATGCCTCTGTGGACTCTGATACTTTGCCACAAGTGATACTACTAGCAATCTCTAAGACCTCTACAGCTCGTGTAAGTGCTACGTACAGGAGGTTACGCTCTGGGTCACTCCGGCTACCTGATTCATCGGTATCTGGGTAATCATCAGCAATTACCACTTGATCCCACTGCCGTCCTTTACTCTTGTGTGCTGTGGTGAGAAGAACATCATAGTCTTCACGAGAGGTCTTCTTGACCTCTGCGAGGTACTTGATGAACATACCCGATAGACCCTTCTCTGTGATCTGTGCAGCACGTTTGATATCAGGGTTGAAATCACCAGCTTCCATGAACATACTCCACGACTGATAGGGAGCTACGTCAGGATGCTTCACCTTGCGCATATCACCTTTGAAGAGTGCTTGTGCAGACTCAAGAAGTTTGATTAGATTGGTGGCATCTACTTCGCACTTCACCTTCTTGCCCTCTTTGACAAGCTCAACAGCTTCTGACAGGAGAAGCCCATTAGTCCGATAGATCTTCGTGTAGGGCTTGCTCATATCCACTTCACCTACTACAGATTTGATCTTAGGGTTGCCTTTAATCTCGATAGCACCGTCAATCATGTCAGTGGCCTCATCAGCAATCTCTTGGCCATATCGGAAGGACATGGAGAGGATTCGTGTAGGTGCGTTCACTTGCTCCATAGCATCAACTGCACCACGGAACTGATAGATGCTCTGATAGGTGTCCCCTACGTAGCACACCTTAGCGTGTTCCTGTTTGCGTACAATGTCGAGTACTACAGGGTTGGTATCCTGAGCTTCATCGAGATAGATGATGTCGTAATCCAGACGTGGGGAGCTAAGGTGCCACATCTTCAGGTAAGTATCGTGAGACGCCAATACATCTGAGTCTACATCAGTACGATCCTCCCAGAACTTCTTAGTGATCTTCTGGACTTCCTTACGGACAGCTTTGAGATCAAGTACATCATACATCTTGCAGAGTTCTTTCAGCTTTGCTGTAGGACAGTGGTGCATTGCCACAACTTTGTCAGCAGACTGTTCAAAACGCTTAATAGTGTGGTACACCAGTGTGGCGATAGCCAGTGCGGGCATCTCTTCAAAGTCTTTAATGCGGTAGTATTGCATGATCTCTGAAGGAGTGCCTGCTACGTTCACGTAACCGCCTCGTGGACGACTCATCTTGTGGCGGATCTTGCTACCAAACTCTGCGTAAGCCAGTGAGTGTGTTGTACGGCACTCTACGTGGTTAGGGAAGCGTTCAGACGCCTCTGTGGCGATGGACTTGTTGAAGGCCATATACAGGCTTGGTTTGCGGTAGGCTGCGGCAAGAAGCTCCAAAGTGCTCGTCTTGCCGCTACCTGCCACTGCGTTTACTTTCATGACTCGTGTATCAGCGAAGTCTTTGATGATGATCTCTTGTTCGGTTGTCGGTTTCATTCTATATCCTCCTTGTTGGTTAATCTCAATAAACCCTATCAACGTGCTTCTCAATGAAGTCTACCTTACCTTCCTCGTAGCAGTCAAGGAACATCTCCCCTATAGTGTGCCCACAAGAGCACTTAAGAGGTTCTCCCATACTATACCCGCAGCATCCATACCCACTAATGAACGCTGGGATGATACCTTCCAGAACACTCTTCTCAGATACTACCAAGGTGTCCTCAGTGGCTTTCAGGATCTGTGCGGGCGTATCATCACAAAACTTGTTAGCAGATGCCTTGTCACCACGTCTCTTGAAGAAGAGTCCCCTCTTTACCTTGTACTCTTGGAAGTAAACATCGCCATCCTCATCAACGATCCCTCCTGTGGTATCGAAGACTGCTCCAGAGTTCTTGACGAGCTTCCTGCCTGACAGGCGAGACTCCTCCCAAACCACTTTCACTTGGTAGAGATCCTCTGTCAGGGTCTTCTTGCACTTTGAGCATTGTAGCTTCATAAATCCTCCTTGTACATTCCCGTCAGCTTCTTCTTTCCTTCCAGATACCCGACCTCTTGTTGTGCCCGCTCGACCTCTGAGGAATACTCATCCCACTTGACCCTCAAGTACTTGTTTTCATCTCCCGTCATGTTGAGGTGATCTGATGGCGTCCAATCATCTGGAAAGATAGTTCCTTTCAGAATAAGACCTGTCTTGGAGTCCTGAATGAGATCCTCGTAACACCTCATACGATCATTGTGGTCAAGAACACCTAATGTCCTATGCCAGCACTCCTCAAGGAGCTTTTGGTAGTGGCTGCTAAGGTTGTCCTTCACGAAGAGGTCATCTTTCTCAACGTATGCTAGATGGAACACCTTCCACCTTCCTTCCTCCGTGAACGTTCGTGCTATCGTCAAGATAGGCTCTGAGATAACAGGCTGAATCTCTTCAGGTTCCTTTGAAGCTTCCTTCCGTAACCATTTAAACATGTTCATTCCTCCTCCTTAATATACCTGTTAACTTCTTCCCAGCACTCATCACTGTCAAGGAAGCAATGGTCTGTGTAGACCATCTTCTCCGCACACTTGTCACAGTATACCCCAGACTGCATTGCGTAGGTGTACTCGTAGACGATGGAATATACAGGTGTTCCCAAGTCTTCCTCTTCCGTTAGGATGTGCCCACAAGATGCTTGAATCATAAATCCTCCTATCGTGTGACCCAATTAGTAATCCACTGAATAACCCCAATCGGAGCAGCTACACAGGGGATCATTACGAGCATGATTGCCCAGACCTTCTTAGTATTCCTCACCTCGCTTCCTTCATCAACAGCTACCCTACTGGCGATTGCTAAGAGGCTTGCTCCTGCACAGTGCCAAACGAATAGCACTTTGAAGATATCTATCACAGTACCTCCTCATCAATAATACTACCAACTTGCACCTCTACGATATCCTCTACACCAAACCCATAAGCATTGACAGAGCCTCTGACAATCCCCTCTTTCTTGAGGTGCTCCCAGATACCCTCTTCGTTCACAGAATCTTCTGAGTAGATACTCCGTAGAATAGTTGCTCGGCTAGTGTTGTGGTTGGTGCCGTGTACAGTCCATATCTTCATTATCCAGTCCTCCTCAATAGTTATCCTCACCAGCAATCCTACACAGCATCCTGTGCTTTGTCAAGCTCTTGGCGCTTCTTAATGTACAGTACAAGGCCGGCCACTAAGAGTGCTAGCATGAATGGTGAGAGAAGTAAGAGAGGCTTGAATGGGCCTGCTGCCATGAATAGCTCTATCATCACTTATCCTCCTCAGTTACTTGTACGTTTGCATGTGTAGCTGCATGCCACTCATCCCACCTCACAGGCTTCTCATCAGACTCTCTCATCTTGGCTACGTAGTTTCTGTAAAGCTCTAGCATCACCTCCTCGGGGGCTACTAGCGGCCCTGCTGGGCAGGGGTCTTCTTCACAGACTCTTAGCATGTGTCGTGCCCAGTCTTCTTTGCTCATAGTTTGATCCTCCGCAAGTTTTCGATAAGCTTCTTCATAACGCTCAAAGGAACGCTTACAAGCTTCTTCCAGTTGCTTCTTGTGGTCTCCTTCCGAGGGAGATGCTTTAGAGCAAGCTCCTTCAGGGCGTGGTGGTATTGTCAGCTTCTTCATAGCTTGATCCTCATCAGTGTGTCCCCTGAAGATACAGCTCTACAGCATTCCTGTCAAGCCTCTAGATACGAAAAAGCCGGAACACCCGCTGTGAGGCATTCCGGCTAGGTGCTGTTTAGTTATCTGTCAGCACTTCTTTCTCATAAATATCCCACAGATCCTTTGTACTCAGCTCTGCAAGCTCTTCCTCAGTCTTATCAGTGGTCTCAGCAATCTGTGGAATGACATCCTTACGGAAATTAGCTGTGTCGAATGCCATGTCAAATCGTGAGAAGAACTTCTTATTGCTTGCACGGGACTTGATAGGATTATTGGTGATGTCATTACGAGCACTCATTCAGTCTCCTCCATAGTTTCCATCAAGTAGTCGTGGTCAGTGTTTTCCAAGTCTTATCCTCCTCCTAGTAAAAGTCTTCTGGGGATTTCTCACCAGTAACCAATGAAACCCCGTCCTTTATAGTCAGCTTACGGGTATTGATCAGCTTCCACCCACAAGCTTCTTCCGTAGCAGCTTGGAAATCTTCCTCAGATTCGTACCTGCTTAGGACTTCTCGTTGGTGTTCTGTCAACTGTATGGGAGAGTAAAAGCAGTACCACCAACGAGTCTTCATAAGATTGTTCCTCCAGTAGTCCTTTAGTGTTTCTTCTGAGCCTTCTCAAGCTTTGCTATCACAATGTCCATCTTATCTTCAAATGCTTGCTTCTCATCAGCAGCTTCTTGGTAGATCTTCCCCAGTGTACACCGTGTAGTGATTAATGCAAGCTCCTTGTCACTGATAGCTATCTCTTCTACCACTTCACCAGTGTCATTCATCTCTTGCATGTATTCCCAATCAATCTCTCCCCAGATAGCTTCGAGGTGCTTCTTGTCGAACTCTGAGAGGATCTCTGGAGAGTCTTCTTCGAAGCTGTTCATACTAAGACTCCTAATACTTTTGATGAGGCGATTGCTACAATGGTCATTACCCAGCACATTGCAGCAATCATGTTGTACGTGTTGCTATCAATCTTGAAAGCCTTCTTGAAAGGCAGCCCTGCTACGTAGTAGATAACTCCAAGCCCTAACGAGACTATGAGAGCAATGATGAGATCTTCGAGAGTGGTCATAACGTTTCCTCCTTCAGTTAGTGTGTAACATTTCGATAATCTCTTCGTAAATAATATCTTCGCCTCCGCCTTTCGGTGCAGGGTTTTCAATACGCACCTGTTCAACAAACTTCATTGCCCATGCCAGAGATGATCGGAGTTTTTCTAATTGCTTGTCCTTGCTGTTAATGAGGTCAACGGCCATCTCGTGAATGTTACCGTCGTAATCACATTCTAAATCATCTCCGTACTCTTCTTTGTTGACAGGATAGCCATACGTATCAAGCATCCCCTCCGCTTGCAGTTTATCTCGCAGTGATTTGTAACTGTAGTACGCCATCTCAAATCCTCCTTCAGTTAGTGTGCAGAGTCATCTTAGGACTTCCTTGCCCTGCTGTCAAGAACTTTTACACAAAGTCTTCGTGGACAACCTCGTTAGTTAGGATGTTGAAGATGTGCCCAAAATTGTAGCCGTCCTCACGAGGTGCCATCAGAGAGTATAGGAACATCTTAGCTTCTTCAAGCTCATCAAAGTCTTGGAAGAAATCATCCATGCCTCCTAGAGGATGCTCTGCATTGAAAGCAAATACCATGTAAGTCTTCATTAGCTATGCTCCTTAAAGAATGTGTTGTACAGGCTCTCTAGTCCAATATCCTTGTTAGTGTCCCACTGCTCACACCTCCGCAGATACTCCCCAAGAGCCTCATTAGTTTGAGCTAGTGCAGCTCGCATCTCTGCAAGATCTTTACAGACCTCTCTGAAAGCTGTGTCCAGCTCAGATTCACTGTAAGGGACTGGCAGGGGCTTGTTAAGGGTTTCTTTTAGGCTCATCTTAAAGTTCTCCTTAAGGTTGCTTGAACTTCTTCACACGGGCCTTCTTCTTAGGCTTCTCACGAGTCTCCCCTTCCAGCCAGTCTTGAGGGACACGCTGCTCAGCTTCTTTCTCGTACTTCTCGTCGATGATCATACCACGCCACCTGTGAAGTTAATCTGGAAGGCTTTGTTGCGAAGCATCTTACCAGTCTTCCGGCTGAAGATATCCATGTGATGAGTAGTGTTTCCTTTGATAGTGTCTACGTAGCACATCACTTGTAGATTCTCACGGGCCTCGTCAGTAGTCCAACTATTCTCTTTCATCAGCTCTTTCAACTCACCCTCTTGCCATTCCAGTAAGGCATTCGCAGCTTCCCTGTAGAGTTCTTCGTGTAGACTCATTCTTCTTCCTCCTCAATCTTCATAGCATTCAAGAAGAACATCGTCTCGTATCCTCTGCCACACTGCATGTCAATCATCACAGCAGTGTAATCTTCAAGCTCCTCTACAAACCGTACATAGCCGCTGAAAGTATCCCCTTCTCCACTCAGGAGATCCTCTTTGGTGCCATTTGTAAAGCACGCTTCAGAGTCTCCCTGCATCCAGTAGCCTTCGTGGTAGTCCACTTGTAGGTTCCAATAGTCTACACTGTCCTCGTACTGCTTGATAGCTTCGTAAAGGTTTCCTTTAGTTTTCATTCTTCTTCCTCCCAAGCATTCTTGACAATTTTATTTTCAGCCTCTTGAGACCATGCTTCCCAGATCTCACGAACACCTTCCGAGCCTACCAATACGTCAATGTCATACTGATGAATCGGATCAGATCGTCGCAAGTAGTTCCTATCATTGAACGCCATACGTTTAGTCTGACAGCGTTCCACCATAACACGCTCAATAGATCCGTCCGAGTGGTGTACGAGCTTCACTACACGGTAGGGGAAGGTGCTCTTGAACATCTTGTTAGTCCTCTTGGTTGAGTTCTAGCCAGCGATTGAGTGTATCACGTGCCTCGCGGATATCATCCCATTTACTCTTACCACCTGTGCGGACTCCTGACAGCAGGAGCTTCTTGGAAGCATGTTGGATAGCACCTGACGGGTCATCTACAGAGAACAGTTTGTGGACTCCATAGACATCCAAGGATGTAATCTCAGAGACATCTTTGTAGTACTTTGGGTAGAGCTTACAAACATCTTCTGAGGACTGTTCGGACTTGGAAGCTTTCTCAATCTCCACAGCTTCTTCGAGAGATGCTTTTAGATCCAAAAAGAGCTTGTTGGGACGCTTATGGAGTACCGTGTGGTCATACCCAGAACCTGCATTGGTTATATACCAACACTCCTCGTCGGGGCCATCATCTGTACATACCCAATCTCCGTTAAAACCCTTCAGAAGGGGTTCGTGAGTATAAGCCCACAGCTCCCCGTCTGAATCTAGCGCACAGAAGTTCGCCTCCTCTGGGATATTATTCCAATCCACTGTAAGTAATTTCATAAGTATTCCTCCTCAGTTCTTTTGATTTCGCTTGTCAGCGTCTGCTGTGCTACTAAGACTAACACCCATCCCAGCAACACTCAAGAAGTTTTTACAAGAATCTGGAGAGCCGTTTGAGTAGTCTGTGTAGGTGGTGCTTCCGAAGTTTGGGGTCATCCTATATTTCAAACAGCTTTCTCTACGGGAGCACTTGTATTGGTCACATAGTATCATTCTCGGACACCCTCCGTGACGGAATCTTGGAGGTCTTCCAGCTCCTCCTGAGCCTCCAGAAGCATCTTAGCAAGCTGGTAGGCGCTGTACTTCTCGGTGAGATCAACAGCATCTTCGTGGGTCTTGAAATTATTCATAAGTGTTCTCCTTAAATTGTTCCTGTTGGCTTTCTGCGAAGTCAACCCCATGGTAAGGATGTTCTGGGTGTTTGTCAAGCATTTCTTTCAGTGTTCTTTTTGCCTCGTTAATATCCTTCGCATGTCTCCGAACCCTCTTCCCTTGAATTATCAGCGTCACCACCCATGCGTCTCTATTTTCACGCATCGAGATGTAACGGTATCCAGAGGGCGTATTGGCTTCCAGTGTTTTGACTGGTTTTGCACGTTCCTGTCTTTTCTCCCCGTGCCCCGATGAGAACCCATGTAATTCTCGGAAAGATTTTACAGCGGAAACCGCATCCTCTTTTTCGTCAAAGTACCCTAAGTTTCTGGTGATATTTTTGTACGTTCCATGGGCGACCCATTTAGAATAATTTGGGTACCAGCTCACACCTGAAAATCCAGATGAGTTGTCTTTCCTGAGAGATGCATTGCGTGTGTTTTCCTCAAAAGTAATGATTCTTAGGTTACACCACCTGTTATCATCTCCTTGCCTGTTTATATGATCTATCACGTATCCGTGGTCTGGCCACTCCCCTTTCATATAAAACCACGCCAATTGGTGTTCCGGCACTAGTGTACCTAAAAGACCAACGCAACGTTTTAAATACCCTCCTCTGTTTTGCACAGAACCCGCCCGCTTCCCAACGCGGGCTTTTCCGGAGGGTGTGGAAGCGTCTGGGTGAGATCTCCATGTAAACACCCCAGTCTCACAACTGTATGAAAGTCGTGCTCTGACATACTCTTGGGTAACAACTTTTCGAAATTCATCTATTTTCATACCATCCCTCATTTTTTTTTTAGACAACTACAGGTTTTCAAAAGTTGAGATCAGAGTTTGGGGAAATCCTTTTAATCTATATCCAGCTTCTGTTAGATGGTAGTCGTAACCCAAACCTCCTATTACCTTACAAACATCCTCTACCTGATTGTCGTCTACCCAACCTTCGAGCATCTTCTGGCCTTCCTCATCTTCTTGGACATACACCCCGTAGGTCTCAAGTATCTCCAAGTTAGCTTCCTTGACAAACATCCCCATTATCATGCAACCGCCACGATCCTTGATATCCTCCCAAGCCACCTCAACACATTCTTGAAGGCTCCATTCCTTACTCTCTGCGTAGCGCTCCAGAGCCTCTACATAGTAACCCACCTCTTTGAGGATTTCAACAGAATTATTGTGCTTAGGATCTTGTGAGATCTCCACCATCCATTCGAGGCTGTTGAGACACTGTCCGATGTTGCTCTTGAGGCTATCCTCTTTGGGGAGGATGTCCCGTACAGCATAACGTGCAAGGGAGGCTGTACTGCCAAGAATCCCTGCGATCATTGAGAGGACAACGTATTGATCCCCTAATGAGTCTTTGTCATCATCTGTTAGCATCTCTTCGTACTCTTGGCGCAACTTTTTACATTGAGCACTCACACGTTTCATACGGTTCTCTTGAGTGGTTACTGTGATACCCCTCTCGTGGCCCCACTGTAGGATTGAGTTCTCTCTTTTCATATTTCCTCCTCGTTGTTTTTCAGGTCGCTCTCGTAAGAAGTTGATTTAATCTTACCATAAAATTTAATCTCAGCATCCTCCCGCGCCTTGATTGCCTCTTCAAGGCTGTGAGTGCAAAGCAAGTGGTATTGCTCCCCTCCGTGGCTGATAACAGCTTGGTAGGTTGGATTCTCGGGATTTGAATACGATGTCTCTGTGACTCCAGTCCTCCCTGTTTTATTACTCTTAAATCTCCGTCTATTATATGCCTGATCAGCACTACTGGACCACTTGCAATTCTCGGGAGAATAGTTCCCGTTGGAGTCTATCCTATCCAAGGAAAGTCCTGCTTCGGGTTGTCCCATATCCTCAATGAAATTCGTCACGCCAGTGTCTTTATCCAACCACCGATCACACACCCTGATACCACGGCCGCCGTAGTACCTATAGTTTTCGTCATTTGGATTATAACACCGACGTTTCATCATTGTATAGGATTTATAGGCTCTAGTCTTTGTAAGGCCGTGCTTTCTGCACCTATCTACCACAGTTTTTGTCAAAAGACACCCACATGACTTTGAGCCTTTGCCGATGTTACCAAAACGTAACACTTTAGTTTTTCCACACTCGCAGATCACTTCCACTTGCCGCACCCGCTTACCTTTAGGGGAGACAACAGGTTCTACATCTCTTAGGAAGGTCAGTTGTGTTCCTTCGAACTTGTGACCTTTAGTTAATTCTATTTTGTATTTCACTGACTAGCAACCTCCTTAAGTTAAATATCCTCGTTGAGTCGTCTGAGTTTTCTTATCAGACCCAAGAGGTCAGCCCTCTCAGTCACCCCTACGTCCATACTTGCTAATGATACGTTATACTCGATAAGGCTGTCAAGGCACATTTGAATCTCTCCAATATCCATAAACACTGTGTATGGGTGCTCACGGAACACTGGCGGGACTTTCCTCTCGGTGTCTGTATTGATCCACATGTCAGTTCTCCTGTTGACCGAACCTTTCGCGCATCTCTTTCTGAAACGCCTCGTTAGATTCTATTATAGCTTCAAGCTCTAAGAGTTTTTGTTTTTGGTTTGCCTTGCGCTCATCGTTAAGCTTCTTCTTAAACCTACTCCATTCAGCATCTTCAAGTTTTCCCACACGCTCGTCTAAGAAGTTGATGGTGCGACTATCACGTACGACACTGTGCGCTTCTTTCTGCACATACTCTCGGAGTTCTTCTTGAGCAACACCATACGCACCATAGCAGATAGCACCTGCACCAATCACTGACAATACTGCTACTGAGTATTCTTTGAGTTCTTTCATATCATTTCTCCTTTAGTGTATTGTAAAAAGACTGTCGTCTTCAGAAGTGTAATTTACGAAGTTACTAATCAGCTCAGCACGCTCTACATCAGAGTCCTCCACAATCATCTCTACAAAGGCATCTCGCTTCTTCTCTGTAGAGAACGTGAACAGACGCTCAGGAGAGGACATGTAAGTGACTAGCACGTGGTGTAGCTCCATAGGATTCAACAGGTCTTCCAATATCTCTGCTTGTTCCTCTGACAGCTCTGTTGAGGCAGATGCTATGTAGTTTCCATGAATGGAATAATCGTAGTAATCATCGCTGCTCATTAGTCACTCTCCGGTATGTGCTGTAGTCACCATCTTCAATCTGCTGAAGATTCCCTAGAATATACTCGTGGAACCTGTTCGGGTGTAGCTTTGAGTGTGCCTCACAGTATTTGTACGCAGCAGGGATTCCCAAGTGGCTGTGAAGGAACTCCATAGTGCCGTCAGGAAGCACACCGTACGCCTCTACCCTTTTGTTGTTCTGCTTGTATCCTTCTTGGAGTTCATCGAAGAGTTCTTGTGAGATCATTTTTCGCACTCCTTTATGTGTCCATAGACTTCTATTTCTGCTTCTTCTCTGGCACGAACTGCCTCGTCGAAGTCAGATGTCGTCAACAGCACCTTTAATTTACCATCTTTGCGGATGGCTGCCCTGTACTTAACAACCCCTTTTCTACTCACCACGATGTCAACACCCGTCCTGCCTGACTTATTCTTGGGCCTCCGACGTTTATTAAACGATTGTTCTTTCACGCCCGCCCATTTACAGTTCTCCGGTGTATAGTCTCCATTCACATCTTTCCTCTCTAAGGACGTCCCTTCTGGTCTTGGTCCAAGATCTTCTACAAAATTGACTACACCAGTTCCCTTCTCTCGCCACCTGTCGCAGACTTGGATGCCTCGTCCCCCGTAGAGGTAATACTCAGCACAGTCCACTTTGTAACACCGTTTCATCATAGAGCCATAACTACTGTAAGCACCTGTTTGAGATAGCCCATGTTTTCTATGACGTGCTGAGGATAGCTCAGAAGACAAGCACCCACAAGACCTGATAGACAAGTGCCTGACAGTTGCGACCGTTTTTATGCAAGTCTTTCCGCAGTCGCACAAGAACACACATTGTCTCTTCCCCAGCTTGGTATCCTCTGCTTCTCTTACGTAGCGTAATCTAGTCCCCTCGAACCTGTGTCCCAGACTGTATTCGTAACGTTTCTTCACATCTTACCTCCTCAGTCATTTTACAAAAGTCTCTACGTCGATAGAGGTGTCGAGTTCGGGGTAAACTCCCCAATCTACGAGCTGTTCCAAGTCGTACCATTTGGCGTTCCACTTCACTTTGATATGGTGGCATTGGCCGCTGAACCACTGTACCTTGCCTCCACGTTGATTCAGGTAGTTGATCCGCTGATACTGCTTCGACAGGATAGCTTCACGGCGATCTTGTGGGTAGTACATAGAGCGTGCCTGTTGTAACATATTAGAAGTCTCCTAGTTGGTCTGCATTGGAATCAATGCTGTAGATTTGCACAACATCACTGTACTCGTAAGCGTCCTTCATCGAACTCATAGCATCCTGATAAGTAACTTCTAGGCTGTGAACCGCAGGTGAACGCACTCCGAAGGCACCTCTGACGAATGTAATTACCACGTAGTCATAGATCATCACCATTCCTCCTTAGGTGCCAAGTGCTTTGCAAGAATCTTGAGTTCTTCGTGAGGAATCTTGGAGACGTTCTCAAGAGCGTACCAGCAGTCGTCTCCACCAAGCCCTGACCAAATGCGTAGCTCATCTTTCTTTGAGTCATACTCAAGACAGTTGTTCTCGGAGTCGTATCGAGAAGGACTCCAATCATTCCATCGGTAGACCCCAAAGCACTCGTCAAAGGTCTTTTCTCCGAAGCATTCAGTAACACGTTTCATATCTTTCTCGTTTGCTTTACTCATCACCATTCCTCCTTGAGTCGTTTGAGGGCTTCTTTAGCCTCTTTAAAGCCCGCTGCAATCATCTGAAACGAGATGACAGGTAACACTATGAATGGGCACATCACGACACCTGTCAGTATAACCTTCCATTTGGGGTCTGTGTAGCGCTGCGCCTCAGTGGTAATATAACCTGCCCACACAGCGTGTGTAATACACCACAGAATCATCAAGTAGATCATCACCATTCCTCCTCGGCATCTTCATCAGTGAGCTGTCCAAGCCTCTCGTAGTATTCACTCTCCATATCTATCTTAAAGCGTTCTCCGATGCTTTGCAAGCAATCCACACTAAGACTATCGTTGATATGATTGTGGAGGATCTCCAAGAGCACATGGAGCATCTCCGTCTGGTAATGCACTGACAGAGGGCCGATGAGCTGCTGTGCTATCTGAGCCTGCTGTGGAGTGAGTTCTGACAGGTTAAGCTGTGTAGTGCTCATAAGGATCCCTCCTTCTTCACCACATGCTCTGAGTGCTTCCGAAAGGCTTCCTTGAGTTTCTCAGAAGGCTCTGGTGGATTCTCCAGCACGTTCATCATCTTCTCAAAGTCCTCGTCAGAGAGTGTTAGCACCTCCGCAGGTGTTACTTGCATCATCTCTACGATCTCTTTAGTTTGCTCATCAGCAAGTCGTTGCTCTTCAACAATGTCATCGACAGACTTTGCTATCAGCATTGCTCTATCCCATTGCTCTTGGGGCATACCCTCCGGCTTCATCTCCTGTCGAGTCTGCTGCTCTTCAAGCATCCTAAGAGCAGCCTCGCTGAGCTTCTTTATTTCATCAGTGTTCATTTGGAATCCTCCTCATGAATCGGATAGTATTTATCCTCGTGAAGTTCAATACGTGTAACAAGTTCTTCGAAGCGTGCTTCTTGGTCGCTATCAAGCTCACCAACCTTATCAAACAGCAGCGATAGTTCCTGCAAGTCTTCGATGTAACGTTGCTCTTCAAGCATCTTCAAAGCTTTCTCTCTGGCAGACTTGATAGATTCTGGAGACATTCCAGCTCGTAAGTCTTGATATGATTTAGTCATCAGTCTACCTCCTGTAAAGTTTCTTTTGAATATCTTGTTGGCTCCCCCAAGCCAGTAGATGTATCTTATCAAAGGTGAGCACTCCATGTCAACACCTTTTTGGGATTACTTGGTAGTTTCTGTAGGGATGCTGTCCGACGACAGGACATCTACGATGCTACCTCGGTGTATAAGGGACTCTTCAAGGAGGGAGGAGATGATGATATGTCATCCTCCCGTCTTAGGAGCTATGCTTGACAGGAAAGATCAACAGGAAGTTACTCAGTAGCTCGCTTGACTGTCTGTTGAGCATCTGTCAGAGTCCCTACTTCAGGATGATCCTTCATCCAACGTGGCCAAGGCGAAGCCGTGTAGTCTACCTAGTAACTACTACGCTTGTCAAGGAAAATAAATTATCAAAAGGGTGTTGACATTTTCAAGCTCTCGTACTCATAATACTTAATAGATACTATATAGTAACTAAAGAGCTTTACTAAGTAGACTACCTAGTAGTTATTAAGTTCTCTATCTATATTCTATTAAGCTTAGTAGTTACTACAGAGTAGCTCTACAGAGTATCTCTACAGGATGCTCAAGAGGTACTCAAAAGAAACCCTAAAAAGGGCTTGACAGGAAGGGGCAATCTTTGAGATAATCCATCTACGGATTCAGGAAGATCTCCCCCAAGGCTCCTGAAGACAAACCAAACACGAGGAGGACACCATGAACGATACAATGGCTATCCAGCACATCGACGAGGTAGGACGCTTCGGGATTCCTCGGAGCTTAGCTTGGAAGGAAGACCACTGGGTATCCACTTCAGGGAGTCCGGTACGATCCTCCGAGTATTCAGCTACGAATCAAGTCTCTCTGATGATCCGTTCAGCAGTCCTTGAGACTGACAAGATCCTCCTGAGAATGACTCGATAGGTTTACTAGGCAATCTGAGAGCTAGAAACGACGAAAAACACCTTACCCTATACCAACACCCTACCTAGCCTCTAAAAACGATTTGAGGCACTTTAAAGCACGCAAACGGAGGGTTAAGAGACGACATACGAGGAGCACATCTGATGACAGACGAAAAGAAGAGCACAGCAGGCAAAGGATACAACCACCAATCCGCTATCCAGCACACCCCTGTAGAGATTCCTGAAGGAGTGACTAAGGAGCAATGGAAATGGAAAACTTGGGCATCACGCTGTGAATGTTGCAACAAGGCTATCCGGCTCCCTACAACGGAGACCAACAAGATCACCAAGCAGTTTGATCCATTCTGCCGAGAATGCCGTAATGTCATCCGAGACGCTGTCAATTATCATGAAGAGGAAGCCGGCGTAATCTATGAAGTCGTCTGGAACAATCCTCATGAGCGTATGGGAGGGGAGCTTGCAGGCGGCTACGAAGATCCTGAAGATGCCTATCAGGGCGGGGCTTGGAAGCCCACTATGGAGTAGTATCAAAAACATAGTCTTGCATAGTTGACAAGACACACTAAGTAGCTTACTATACAGTGTATAGAGAGCACCAAGGAATATTACAGAGGACTTTGAGATGACTACCGAACAGAAACTTCAAGAGATTACAGAGCTGCTTGATCGAGCTAAAGAGTTGATCCAAGAGGCTTACGAGCATCATCTGCTTCCTGATGAAGATTGGCTGAATGCGGCCCGCATGGAAATCTCTCGCGGTCCTCTGAATGATGTTAAATCCGCCGAGGAGCTACTTCTACCACGAGACATGAAAGGCAACCTCTTCGAATGAGGCTGACAAGTTAACGGCATCAAGCGAAGTATCTTAGCAGCACTATCCAGTACGTCCACGGGGATTGCGATATTCCTCCCGTAAGACCTCGGGGCGTACACTTCGGAGAATGCTTGTGAGGATGCTACAAAGCTTAGATTAACGCATGGCCTTCAGCGTAGCCGGAAATGGAGGCCACTTAGAGCGCCTATGGCTCAACTGGATAGAGCAAGAGTTTTCTAGTCTCTAGGTTGCAGGTTCGAATCCTGCTAGGCGCGCCACTTAAGAGTTTGCAAGGAAACGTTGCCAATGAGGGGTACAGTAGGCTGTCAGGCTTTGTACAGAGCTTTTCAGGCGAGCTATCTAGTAATGGGGCAGGTTGTACAACTTGAAGGATGCACACGTAGTAACTTTGGATTGGGGTGAGGCCCAACTATTCTACGCTCTCTCCAACAAGATGCCGTTGGTTCGAATCCAGCACGTTTCCTTGTAAACTCCACTAAGCATCTAACGGGCCTTTAGCTCAATGGGAGAGCGGTCAGCTCATAACTGATTGGTAGTGAGATCGAAACTCACAAGGCCCACCAGAGGTGACACCACGTATCACGAGTCTCTATTCCAGAGAGTCTTCACTCCTTTTCCTGATGAGGACTTTCTGAGCTAGATGACTTGCTAAGCACGAATCTTCCCAAACTAACTAACGGAGATGTGCTGTCGAGGATCTGCTCAACCAACTACTGGAGGAACACATGACTAAACAAGATCACATTGAAGATGGCCTACAAGGCTGTGAGCATCTTGATCGGCTTCTTGAGAAGATCACTGAGAAGAGTGTCTCATACGCCACTGGACAGGAAGAGAGCTTAGGAGCTATTGAGAGTGTCTGGCGAGATTATAAGAAGGCGCTCAAGAGGGTTCGTAAGAATGCTGTGGCTGTGGCCCCTAAAGGAGGTTCTGATGAAGACTCTTGAGGATTACGTCCTTCCTTCTGGGTGGGAGTGTAAGAAGTTCGGTACGATACACTATGGAGTTGACCACGAGAAGGGTCAGTTTTCAGACTTCCACATTCAAGGTGATGGCACTGAAGAGCAATCTATGGACACTGTCGAGGCTATCTTACGAGCGAGCATCACGTATCTTGCAGAGCGCTTAGATGAGCGACGTGAGGAGCTGAAGTATGTCCGAGCTAATCCTAACGAGTTCAACTACATCGAGTTTGACAAGGACACTACGGAGGATTGACATGCGTTATAAGATTACTGAGAAGGTTGGTGATGTAGAGGTAAGTTACGAAGCCTTCACTGTTAAGGGCGCTCACGAGCTTGCTGAGTATCCTTCTAAAAAGGATCTTTCAGAGTACACTGTGCTGGAGCTTCTTGAGGCTGTGCGTGATAAGTCACGATCTGAAGGAGGTCAATTAGTATTGATGGACGCAGAACAGCGTGTTGGCTACCCTCAAGGCATCTCTAACTGCAAGGTTATTATGACACTTCTCACAGACAGTTTCAGTGTTGAGGATTTCGAAAGGTTCTACAGATGAAGACAAGAGCTGAGAAGCAATTTGAGAGGTTCTGCTGGGCATACCACTCGGCAGTGCTGGCAGGGCACATTACAGAGCTATACGTGATGGCTGTGCTGCTTACTGGCTAGCAAGACTATGAGGCTCCCTTCGGGGAGCTTCTTTCATTTCTATTAAGAACAATCAATGGCAAGAGCTGCTCAGGTTCTTGTTTAGTATCCGCAGAGGATGCTCCTCAGTGCCCCGTTGAGATCAGCTCACGGGCGTGGGGTTACAGATATTGAGGAGAGATTATGCAGAACACTAACGAGAGCTTTTGGGTTGACTGGATAGACCCAGCAGATGACACTTTGAAGTATCTAGCTGTCAGTGCTGCTTCAGGGCACTACTGGACAGATGATACACAAGATCCAAACATTGTTGACGGGTCTCTACTAGAGATCAAATACACAGAAGAAGACACCATGCAGCAGATTGGTCAGAAGTGGAAGATGCCTAACGGCGGACGCCAGTATGAACGACACAATCTCATCAAACACCCTAACGAGCACGCTTGGATTGCTGTGATGAAGCTTCCGAGTGGTGCGCGTACAGAAGACGACAAACTGATTAGAACCTATCAAGCGTTCTGGTCACGTAAGTTCAAAAACGTAGTATGCATCTCGAGGATTACTGGCAAGTGTCAAGGTAATCCCACCTTCCAAGATAAAGAGCTTGCAAGAGCCTCTTCAGCAAAAGCAAAGATTGCTCGTAAGAAGAAACTGGAGACTCTTGAAGCAGCTTCTAAGCGCCTCAACTTCAACCCTGCCGAGCAGCTAATCGCATGGGCACAAGGCGATGAAGAGAAGCTAAACACACGGCAACCCATTACGAACGCTCAGCGTATTAAGTGCCTTGAGATTCTGGCAGGCTACTCGTGGGCTAAACCGAAACCAGTTGACCCGATGGCGCTTGAGAAGGCTAAGCAGTCTGAGAACACAGGGCCAACAGTTCACGTTACGCTGCCTAGCAACACTCGTGAGCTATCCCAGCACGTTATCTCCCATCAGGACTCAGAGAGTCTTGACAAGTACTTCAAAGATGCGTATAAAGAACCTGACGAGGTTCAAGCTGTCAGTGAAGAAGCTGGCGAATACGATGAAGAGGCTGGTGGGTTTACACTGCCAGATAACGGGAGGGAATAATGGGAAATACAGAAGCAGTCTACGAACTTTACTGGGTACGGGAGAAACACCACACGTCTATCACCAAGGAAGGTTATGTTGGGATCACTTCAACAGGTCTCAGTAATCGCCTAAAATCCCATAAGAGTTCAGCTCTGAAGGGTGAAGGGTGGACGTTCCAAGAGAAGATACGTGAGATTGGTCTTGAGAATATGGAGGCCAGTGTAATGTGCGTAGGCTCTTTTGAGTACATTCAAGCGTTGGAGCTGAAGCTGCGGCCCCACCCTTACATAGGTTGGAACCACGCGAAAGGCGGTGGAGGTCACACTCCAGAGTTTGCGAGAGAGCGGCAGAAGAAGGTCATGGAAGAGATGCGCGGGACAGACGCTTGGTATGAGCGTATCGAGAAGTATAAAGAGTCCATGCAGAAGCATTGGGATGACCCAGAGTTCCACGCTAAACGCTCAAAAGCACACAAAGAGTCTTGGGTTGGTAACGATGAACGCCGACGTGCTACGTCCGAACGAGCTAAGAAGCTGTGGGAAGACGAGGATTATAAGCAGCGTATGACTGCCCACACAAAGGCACGCTGGGAAGATCCGGTCTACCGAGAAGAGCGTGTAGCAGAGCTGAAGGATCGTTACAAAGACCCTGCCTACAGAGAGAAGCATAGTAAGTCAGCTTCGGAGGCTGCAAAGCGGAGATACGCCAACCAACCATGGTGGCATCACCCGAGCTGTAACAAGGTGTCTGCTGAAGTTGCTGACGAAGCTTATGTACTTTGGAGCACTAACAGGTGGGGCCATAAGCGAGTAGAGAAGGCACTAGGTTTGAAGCTCTACGCACTCGACTCCCTTATAAAACGGTTCCGTAAAGGGTGGGTTCCTTTAGAAGACCATGAGTGGGTTAAAGAGTTCAAAGGAGGTTCTGAATGACAGGATATACAAACCTCAAGCCGCAGGAAGGTAAGCAGGATCTTTTCATGCGCAGCGAGGCCGATATTTGCTTGTACGGCGGCGGTGCTAGGTAACTGGCCGCTTCAGCAGCAATGCTGGAGAGAGTATTGGGTGAATTGCTGGAAAGCTAAGTCTTCGGATATGCCAATCAGCAGCCAAGCCTGTTAAGCGTAACAGGAAGGTTCAGAGACTACTGGGTTCAACACGATCTTGTTGAGTAATACCAGACTAGCGCCCAACATCCTTATGGGATGATGATATAGTCCATGCCCGCCGAAAGGTGGGATAAAATGGGTTCTGGGAAGACATTCGCTCTTCTCATGGAATGCCTCCGCCATCTAAATGTTCCAAATTTCTACACGTTGTTCCTTCGACGTACCAAAGCAGAGATTAAACTTCCGGGCGGCCCTGTCGATGAATCAAGGAATATGTTCCCTCAGTTTGGAGGAGAATACTTTGAGTCGTCTATGAAGTGGGCCTTCCCGTCAGGCTCTAAAGTCCAGTTTGCAGGTATCGAATTAGATAAAGACCTTGAGAACTTCAAGGGTTCACAGGTTCCGTTAACCGATCAGCGGCTCTAATCAGCAATGGTTAGATGATAACCGGATGAATTCAGGGGAAGCCTTCGGGTAATCCTGAGCCAAGCCTATTAAGCGTAGTAGGAAGGTGCAGAGACTAGGTGGTGTGACACGATCTTGTCACGTAATACACCAATAGCGTCCGGCATCCTAATAGGATGATGATATAGTCCACAAGTGATCATATTCGATGAAGCAACAGGCTTTACTGAGCGTATGTTCTGGTATCTTCTTTCACGTAACCGTTCCAGTACAGGAGTAAAATCTTATGTTCGTGCGACCTGCAACCCGGTAAGCGAAGGGTGGGTGCGTAAGCTAGTAGACTGGTGGATTGACGATGACGGGTATCCAATAGAAGAACGTTGTGGTGTCCTTCGTTGGTTTGTCCGCCGAGGTGAAGACACACACTGGTACGACTCAAAAGAAGAGGCTGAGAGGATATGGGGCGAAGACGCCATGCCGAAATCATTTTGCTTCATAAATGCAACCGTAAGGGACAACAAGTTAATAGACCCATCATACGAAGCTAACTTGAAAGCCCTATCTCGTATTGAGCGAGAGGCTCTCTATCTTGGTAACTGGAACGTAAAAGCTAACGCGGGTAGTTACTTCCAGAGTGACTGGTGTGAGTTTGTTGATCGTAAAGATGTCCCCAAGGCTAAGTCGGAGATGAGGGCATTTGATACGGCCTCAACAATCCCTTCGGAGGTGAATCCTGATCCTGATTATACAGCCTGTGTCAAGATACGTCTCGCAGAGGACGGATACTACTATATCATGCACGCAGACCGCGATAGGTTACGACCAGATGGCGTTAAGAAGATGATGCGTAAGTACGCAGAGCTTGACGGTAGATCCTGTACAGTCGGCATCCCACTAGATGCTGGGGGCGCTGGTAAAGCTGTCTTCGAGGATCATGCGAAGAACCTAGCAGGGTTTGTCTACAAGAAGTGTAAGACTAACAAGTCTAAGCTGGATCGCTTCCTTCCTTTCTCATCTGCTGCTGAAGCGGGTCTCATCAAGATCGTTAAAGGTGATTGGAACGACACTTTTATAAGTGAACTAGAGAACTTTGTAGGTGACGGTAAAGGACACGACGATCAAGTGGACGCTTGTGCGGACAGTTTTAACAACCTCGCAACAACAAAACCCCTCCCCAGTAGCCTCTCATGGAATCCCTCACTAGGCTCCCAGTCAAACGTCTGGGAATAACCCGTGAAGCTGCTCATGAAGCCTTCTCCTCAGAGGGCTTCTACTAAAGTTTTATTGACAATCCTTTTAAACGCTCTTGCAAAGTATTACTAACGAGCATATACTTCAGTGTATATTGAGCCACACGCAATAATCCTCGCTGATTATGCCACTGAATGCAACAATGCTCACAGGTCTAACAGGAGGACTGTATGGCGTCATCAGAACATCCGCAGGAGCCGTCCCAACAGGTTCCTCAGCAGGATGCTTTATCAGAAGCTATTCATAAGGCATCCTCACCAAGTTATAATCCTAGTAGTTATGTTCCTCGTGAACAAGGCACTACTGGCCTCCGTCACATGTCTGGATACATTGACGAAGAAGATATCCGAGAGCTTCGCTGGCCACACTGCGTTAAGGTGTATCGCCAGATGGAATCTGACCCGCTTATTCACGGTGCTCTCTTTGCTATCAGGCAGTTCATCAAGTCATCCGAGTGGAAAGTTGAAGAGTATAAAGGGCAGGACAAGCCTAAA